AATCACATGCTGGTTAGTTTAAATGGTGTCTTACAAAAACCAGGTAGTTCTTTTACTATCTCTGGTGCAACAATTACATTCGCTAGTAATTTAGCAACAAATGATGTAATTGATTTTATTATTTTATTAGGAGATACTTTAAACATAGGTACACCCTCAGATGATTCTGTGGGAGCTGCACAGATTAAAAATGATCTTATATCAGGCACAACAGCTTTAGCTGCAGAACCAGCAGATACTGATGAATTTTTAGTATCAGATGCAGGGACGTTGAAAAGAATTGATTATAGTTATATTAAAGGTGGTGGAATTACGGAAGCAGATATGTATAGATTAACAAGTGGTTTTACCTCAGACCAAGATCCTATAAGTTCAAATCTAGAAAGAGTTGATGATGCAACTTTTGGTAAAATCGGAACAGGAGTAACACCTAGTTCTGGTATTTTTACATTTGCAACAACAGGCTTATATTTAGTTAAATTTATATGTAAGGGTAATACTTACGATGATAGTTATTACAGTAATATTTATGGAACTGCAGATAATTCTAGTTATGACAGATTAGCTTATGGGTTTATGGGTAATAATTATAGTGATACAGATTATTTTGTTACAACAATTGAGACATTTTTTAATTGTACTAACGTAAGCACACATAAAATAAAATTTACAACAAATGGTATGGCTGGTAGTGGTAACACTCAAGTTTTTGCAGATACCGATGCTAATGCTACATGCTTTCAATTTATTAGATTAGGAGACAGTGTATAATGAATGATTTAGATAAACTATACTTGCAAAGAGCATTAAGTTCTTTTAACGGAGATGCCTGGTATAGTTGGAAAAAAACTAATGATGATGGCAGCAATATTCCTAATAGTGAAAGAATGCAGTATAAATACTTAGTAAAGATTATTAATAGTGCTACTATGCCTACAGAGAGTGAATTAAATGCTAAGATACAAGAATTAAAAGATGCAGAAACTGCAACAGCTAATAAAAAAGCATCTGGAAAAACTAAATTAAAAAATCTTGGATTAGATGATGACGAGATAAAAGCATTGATGGGGGCATAATATGTCCCTTAAATTTGCTAACAACAACTCCTTATCAGCAATAGATACCAAACCGAGTGGTTTGACTGGTGGATCTATTACCTTGTTATCCACACAGACTGCTAGTAGTTCAGCTAACATAACTTTTGATAGTAATATAGATTCTACTTATAAAGAATATATTTTTAAATATACAGATATTCATCCAGCTACAAATAATGCTCATTTTCAAGTAAATTTTAGAGATGGTTCTACAGCCTATGATGCAACTAAAACCACAACAAATTTTAGGTGTTATCATGATGAAGCTGGTACTACTACATCACTTTCGTATTTAGGTACAGAAGATTTAGCACAAAGCACAGCAGTTCAAATTATAGGAAGAACTATTGGTGCAGATAATGATCAGTGTGGAGTAGGAAATATACATTTATTTGATCCATCTAATACTACATTCGTAAAACATTTTTTAGTAACATCTAATACACATGAAGGAAGTGATTACTTTAATCAATATTTTATAGCTGGATATTGTAATACAACAAGTGCAATAGATGGTGTTCAATTTTCATTTAGTTCAGGAAATATTGATTCAGGAACAATAAAAATGTATGGGGTTTCTTAATGTCTATAGTTAAATACAACAATAATAGTATAAGCGATGTAACCTCTGGTGCTTCATTAGTTAATGGAGCAATGACACATATTAAAACTTTGACTGCAAGTTCTAGTGCAACATTGTCATTTGTAGATGGAAGTTCAGATGTAGTCTTAGATAGCACATATCCTATTTATGTTTTTAAATTTATAAATATTCATCCAGCAACTGATGGTTCCCAATTTCAAATAGGTTTTAGAGATGGTGGTAGTGATTATGATGCAACTAAAACTACAACTTTTTTTCAAGCATATCATCAAGAAAGTGGTGGTAGTTCTGGAATACAATATGCAACAGCTTTAGATTTAGCACAATCAACATCTTTTCAAAATATAACAGGAGATTTAGGTAATCAGAATGATGAATGTGGCAGTGGAATAGTTTACTTATTTGATCCATCTAATACTACATTCGTAAAACATTTTCTTACAGCAGAAATTGCTCAACAAAATAATGAACAAGCAGTTAGTGTTTCTACAGCTGGTTATTGTAATGTAACCGCAGCTATAGATGCAGTTCAATTTAAAATGTCAAGTGGTAATATAGATAGTGGCACTATAAAACTATACGGATTAAAGGATTCATAATGAGTATAGTCAAACTAAATAATAATGGTATAAAAAACGTAACTACTATAGGATCTATCACTCCTATAGGAAGCATGGTGCTTATTAAAAAATTAACAGCTAGTTCTAGTTCTACCTTGTCTTTTGTAAACGGAACCTCTGATGTGGTATTAGATTCTACATACAAAGAATATTTTTTTACATTTAATAATATTCATCCATCAAATCATAACGCTAGTTTTGAGTTTCAATGTTCAACAGATGGTGGATCTAATTACAACACCACAATAACCTCAACTTGTTTTATAGCGGATCATGGTGAAGGTGGAGCTGGTGGAGCATTAGGCTATTATGCAGCCAGAGATCAAGCTCAAGGTACTGCGTTTCAACATTTTATGAGAGATATTGGAAATGAAAACGATGAATCAGCCGCTGGTAGATTAACTTTATACAATCCAGCGTCAACCACATTTGTTAAACATTTTATGGCAGACTGTTCGGTTTATTATGAAGGAGATTATGAATTTAATTATATATATGCTGGAATTTTTAATACAGCGTCAGCCATCAATGCTATTCAATTTAAAACCTCTGCGGGCACTGTAGACTCTGGAGATATTTGCCTTTACGGTATAACATAATAATGATACATAAATAATAAGGAGAAATAATGCCAAGATATCATAACATAAACGGTAACATAGTACAGTTCACGGCTGAAGAAGAAACAGCTAGAGACGCTGAAGAAAAAGCATGGAGTGATGCTGCACCTGCAAGAGCTTTAGCTGACCTTAGAGCTAAAAGAAATAGATTATTAGCTGAGACTGATTACTTAGCTTTATCTGATACTACACTATCAAATGACATGAAAACATATAGACAAAATTTAAGAGATCTACCTTCGGGTAAAGACACTGTTGAAAAATGTGAAAACGCTACGTGGCCAACTAAACCATAGGTAATTTATTATGTTGCAAAAATTAAAGTTTGCTCCAGGGTTTAACAAACAAGTTACATCAACCGGCGGTGAAGGCCAGTGGGTTAATGGAGATAATGTTAGATTTAGATATGGTTCACCTGAAAAGATAGGTGGTTGGGCTCAATTAGGATCTGTTGAAATGACAGGTCGTAACACAGCCATACATCATTTTGTTAATACATCAGGAATTAAGTACGCAGCGTTAGGGACTAGTAGTATCTTATATGCATACTCTGGTGGTATTTTTTATGATATACATCCAATCAAAGCTACAACAACTTTAACATCAGCTTTTAGCACAACCAATGGATCTGCAGCAGTTACTATAACTTTTGCTTCTGCTCATAGTATTAATAAAGGTGATATAATATTATTAGATAATTTTACTTCAATTACAAATTCTAATTTTGCATCAAGTGATTTTACAGATATAAAATTTATGGTAACCTCGGTGCCAACTGATACTACCATAACTGTAACTATGTCATCTAACGAATCTGGATCTGGTGCTACAACATCAGGTGGTATCAGAGTTCAACACTATTATCCAGTAGGACCAGCAGTTGAGGTTGCAACAACAGGTTGGGGTCTTGGATCTTGGGGTGGTCAAGCACAAGGACAGTTTACATCTACACTATCATCAGGAATAAATGCATCAGTGACCTCTTTAACTATGGCAAGTTCAACATCCTTTCCATCATCAGGTACAGTGCAGATAGGTACAGAATTAATTACATACACAGGTAATAGTGGTGGCACATTGTCTGGATTAACAAGAGGTGCAACAGGGACCACAGCTGCAACACATTCGTCAGGTGCAACAGTAACTGATGCATCAAACTTTTTTTCATGGAACGCTGCAGCATCAGGAGATATTGTTACAGCACCAGGTCTATGGTCATTAGATAATTTTGGTAATAAATTAATTGCAACTATAAATGGTGGTGAAAGTTTTGAATGGAACTCAAACCCAACTGGTGCAACATCTACTAGAGCAACAATTATAACTAGTGCACCAACTGCATCTGCATTTAGTTTAGTTTCAACTCCAGACAGACACTTAATATTTTTTGGAACAGAAACAACGATTGGAACAAAATCAACACAAGATCCTATGTTTGTAAGATTCTCCTCTCAAGAAGATATTAATACTTACGCACCAAGTGCAACTAATACTGCAGGTACACAAAGACTTGCAGATGGATCTAAAATTGTTGGAGCTATTAGAGGTAGAGATGCAATTTACGTTTGGACTGATACAGCATTATTTACTATGAGATTTGTTGGTCCACCTTTTACTTTCTCATTTCAACAAGTTGGTACAAACTGTGGATTGATTGGACAGAACGCAGCTGTTGAAGTTGATGGTACTGCATATTGGATGTCAGAAAATGGTTTCTTTAGATATGCAGGTAGACTAGAATCTTTACCATGTTTAGTTGAAGATCATGTATTTGATGACATCAATACAATACCAAAACAACATATTAATGCAGGGCTAAACAATTTATTTGGTGAAGTTATATGGTTCTATCCAAACTCTGGATCAGGAACTGTAAACAGAATGGTTGCATACAATTATCTAGATTCAAGTCCTGAGCGACCAGTGTGGACTACAGGAACTCTTGCTCGAACAGCATGGCAAGACTCTGCAGTATTTGGCAAACCACATGCAACAGAATATGATACAAGCTCTAATGGTACATCTGGTTCTTCTACATTTGTTCAAGGTAATGTAGATGGTGTTAGTTATTATTATGAACATGAAAAAGGATTAGATCAAATAAGAGAAGGTGCAACAACATCAATTACTGCATCAATTGAATCTGGAGATTTTGATATAGGTCAACAAGGACTTGCTGGTGATGGTGAGTTTATGATGAAGATAAGAAGAGTGTTACCAGATTTTTTATCACAAACAGGTGATGCAAGATTAACATTAAACCTAAGAGATTTTCCAAATGATACACAAGCTAGTTCATCACTTGGACCATTTACTGTAAATAGTTCTACACAAAAAATAGATACACGTGCAAGAGCTAGATCAATATCGTTAAAGATAGATAACACAAGCACAAGTCAATTTTGGAAACTAGGTACATTTAGAATTGACTATCAACCGGATGGAAGAAGATAATGGCAAAGATAGTACAATCGCTAACACAACCACCTAAAGAGTATGATCAAATAACATTTTTATCTTTAGTAAGAGATCTAAATGGTTTGATTGAAAAATTAAATACAACCTTTCAAGAAGAAAAAGGAGAAGATAATGAAGCTACTATCTTCTTTTTAGGAGGATAATGGCTAATAGTTTTATAAGTAAAAAAGTAGATTTAACCTCTACAAATCAAACGACTTTATATACAGTGCCCACTGCAACAACTTCTATAATTAAATCTATATTAGTAAGCGATGATAGTGGCAGTGGTTCTACAATTACTATAGAAGTAGTAGGGACTTTAGATGGAGATGTTGCTGTATTTAATGTTGCACATCAAAAAGTTATAGCAGCTAATACCCCTACTGAAATATTAACAAACCCATTGGTAGTTGAGACTAGTGAGATAGTAAAAGTCACAGCTGGCCATGCAAATAGACTACATGTACTGCTTTCAGCTATGGAAGTGTTACCAAGAACAGTTACAACATAGTGTTGATTTATTAGTAAAAAACTAGTAGATTAACAAATTCAGGTGAAAATCCTGCCTTTACAATAATTAATAATTAA